TTAGGGTTCGCTATAAGCTTGCTTGCTTCCACTTCTACCCATTTAGGGACTTTGCCTTCCTTAGTCAAGGTAACGTCATAGACCTTCGCATATGCTTCCTTGTAGCTTCCTATCTTGCCTTTGATTATTTCATCCACGAACTGCTTTTGCTTAATCGTTAGAGAGTCTTTTCCAACGAGTTTTAGGTTAGTCTTTTTGTCGTCATTCATCTTGTTTACCCTTAGATAGTCTAGAGTCTGATTACCGCTAGATAGTCTTATGATATCTTTTATGAATCTCTTTCGTAATGCTTGTGAATAGCTATCTAAAACAATGACCAGTTAATATTTAATTAGATGTTGCAATGATGTTCTTTTCTTGATATGCTTGGGAGGAACGATAATTTAAATAAAGGATTTATATAGAATAGAAAAAAGAAAACTACCAAGTAGAGTTCCCTCGATGATACGAACTTGGTTAAGGGTCACTAGATTTACCCTTGAGGATAAGAAGCCTATAAACTCATTACCATAAGAACATGGGGACAAAACAAAAAGCGTACCATTAGAAGTGCTGAAAGGATTCAATATAATCTGAAACAAAAGCATGGATGCGGAAACGATAATTTCCAGTTGCGACTTCTCCAAAAGTCCCTGAATTAACAGGCTGAATGAGAATCCTAATATTGGGTTCAAGAAACTATAACCTTGGAGGGTTAAAAATATGAGAAAAATAACTAAAGAGATAGCTGATGCTTTTAAAGTATACAGGACTATATCACGCGGTAATACTCAGGTGAAAATATGTGATATTTGGGGTGATGAAATTGCGGTTTACTTACACGGAAATAAAATTCTATGGAAAACTCTAGCAAATGAAATTCATTTCAATATGAGAGGTTGGGGAACTGTAACGACTAGAGAGAGACTTAACGGTCTTTTTGAAGTCTTAGAACTTCCCTTAAATATTAGGCAGATTGATTTTTGTCAAAGAATTAATATTGAACCTTCTACAAGGGAAAGTAATGTTAGTATTTTTGATACACATGAACTTCTTATTTCGAGAACTTATGTATGGTTTGTTAAAGAAAAATATTTATGTTTAGAACAAGATGTAGAAGAAGCAAATTCACTATTAAAAAAAGAGGTAACTGCAAATGTATAAAAGATATAATACTGCTGAAGAATATTTAAATGATTCTGAAATTACTGAATCTAAACATATAGCATGGTCTAGTTTAGAACACGAAGAAATGTCAAGTGGGTTTAGTGCTTACGAACATTTAGAAGATGTACCAAGTGGAGACCCAAGAGGGTTTTTTCTTGATAGAAGAGCTTTAGGTTTGACCAGAGAAGATGCTATGAAAGTGTTTAATCTTTGGAAACTTGACCAAAAGTTCTCTGATTAATAACAGGCGGAGCAATCCGCCTATTTTTTTGAACGTAGAGTCTTAACTTTAATTTGAGATATTAAACAAAAAGTGGTCTTTGACCAATCGCTTATAAAAGCAAAAATAACTCAACAGTAATAAGAACTACATGGAATGATGGGCGGAGCAATCCGCCTATTTTTTTGTCTTTTTTTTTGTCTTTTTTTTATTCTTTTTTTATGACTTTATAGATAGTCTTTATAGATAGTCTTATAGATAGTCAATTGTTCCACAAGGAACATTTAACAAGCAAACTGATGATACCGTTGAAAGGCGTTGAAATAGAAATAATTCTATATTTGCAAATTACCACATGGAGGTGGATATGAAAAAATGTAAAAAAGATAGCGGAATTAGTTTGAAAAAAATATTAGAAACTAATCCAAGGTCGCGAAAATGGACAAGAGGTGGAAGATTAGGTTTGAGAACTAGTGAGGATGGAATCAGTCAAGGTTTTACTATTAGATTTGATAATGGATACACTATATCAGTCCAGTTTGGTTATGGAAATTATTGCACAAATAGAGTTACTAAATGGAATGATAACGAAAGTGCGATTAATGTTTGTGATGATTGCGAAACAGCAATATTTAAACCTAACGGAAAGTTTTTAAAATATAAAGGTGATGATGTTCAAGGTTATGAAACCACAAATGATGTTGCCGAAACTATCGCGTACATTCTGACACTTGAGCCTAATAATTATGGCAGAGTAAAGAAGTAAATAAAATGCTAACTGAAGAGACTTTATTAGTCGAAAATTTAAAAAAGGTATCAGCAATGACCTTACCCTATAACAAGGGATTCTTAGTAAATCAACGTCTTGGAGGGCGTATAACTATGAATATAATTAAATTATATAACGGAAAATGGTGGGCTAATGTTTAGTTCGCCTAAAGAATCTAAAGAAGAATGTCATAATATAATTGAGGGAGGTAATATCCCTTTTTTACTTGGCGGAACTGGTATTGGTAAATCAGCGATTGTTAGAGAAATTGCCGAAGAATTAGCTAATGGTAAAAAATTAACTAGTTCTGTTAATCCTAAAAAAGATGAATACGGATTCATTTCTTTTAGATTAGGGTTAGTCGAGTCAATTGACTTAGGCGGTTTGCCATATGTAGATGATGAAGGATTACAGAGAAAAGCATATCTTGGTAATTTACCAATGAGTGGTGAAGGATTGTTTTTTTTAGATGAATTTGCTCAAGCAGATAAAAGTGTTCAAGCTTCAATGGGTCAATTACTTGACCCTCAAAATGAAAATGAAGAACGAAGAATTGGTGATTATGTTTTTCCAAAAGGTTGGAAAATTATTCTTGCTGGTAATAGATTTTCTGATAGAAGTGGAGCAAATAAAATCCTTAGACATTGTAAAGATAGAACAACTGAAATTCAGTTCACCCATGATGCTGACGACTGGTTAGAGTGGGCGGAAAAGAATGACGTAAATATCTATGTGCAAGGTTTAATAAGATTCATGCCACAACTATTATGGGTCTTTGACCCTAAATCAGAAGAGCCACAACCAAGTCCTAGAAGTTGGGTGAGGTTGAGCGATACATTGAAAACTAATCCAAGGTCACATTTACAGCAGAGATTGTTTGAAGGTGATGTTGGAGCAGTTGCTTCTATGGAATTGTTGAGTTTTATCTCTTTAAGGGATGATGTTCCAAACATAAGCAGTATATGTAAAGGCGATGATGTTGAGGTTATAAGGGATGAAGGATTAGCTTATGCCACCACGATAGCATTGATTGATGTGATTAGCAGAGAGCCAATAGACAAGGCATACGATTACTTTGCAAATGCTCTTAACTATGTTGAGAAATTTAGTTCTATAGAGTTTTCTGTATTCTTTGTGAATAGATTGACGAATATATGTAAGGATTTAAAAGATTCAGACACTTATTCTAAATTTAAAATTGAGCATCAAGAATTAGAAATTTCTTAGATTTTTCCAAAAACCAAAAGAAACGGAAAAGAATATTTATCATAGACTGGTATATATTCTTTTCTTTATCTTTTTCTGTAATAGGATGTGAGTCCTATCTGAAGATTGCAAAAGCATGAAACAGAAACAAATTAATACTTGGAGGTATTATGAAAAAAGAAAACGTTAATACTTTGAGTCAAAATGCGACTTTAGTTAGGTTGAATACAAAACATCCTAGCGGAGTCAAATCTGATTCAAATTTAAAAGAAGGTCTTGCATTAGACCAAGAAGCAATGAGTGAATCTTTACATGTTGCTAAATACATTTTTGGTAGAGAAACGAATAAATATTTTCGTAGAATTATCAATCAATTTAGAAACAATGTTTATTATCCGTTGACTGTCCCTTGGGATGATAATACGAGTGATTACGATACAGGTAAAGTTTTGAGTGGTTGGAGATTATGTCCTAACTCTCAACTTGATACGCTTACAGATGCTGTCAATGATGCTAAAGCTAATTTTGAAAAGGAAGTAAAACATTTTTTAGATGTTTATCCAAAACTTATAGAATCAAATAAATATAAGTTAGGTAAAGCTTTTAATATAAATGATTATCCTGATGTTGAAGAAATGAGGTATAAATTTAGATTCGATTTTGAACTAAGTTCTGTTCCACAATTTAACAATAATGATATTAGACTTAACGTATCAAAATCATTGCAAGGAAAAATAGAACGTGATGCAATTAAAAGAGCCAATAAGAATATTGAAGCTATTGCAAGAACTACTGTTGAAGCATTACTGGATTCAGTTGAGCATTTAGTTGAGAAACTAAATTCTTATGACCCTAGTAATAAAAGCGGTAATTTTTTCAAGAACGGAAGCTTTGATACTATTAGAAAATACTTAGAAACTTTGCCTAGTATTAATAAAGAAATATTAGGTAATGATAAGTTAATTTCAGAAGCACATCAAAAATTGGTAAAAGTATTTGCTAAAGTTAATGATGTTGATTCTCTGAGAGAAAAATCAAGCTATGCAGATAGTAAACGTAAAGAGATTGCTCAAGGTATGCAAGATTCTATAGACGATTTAAAAGGTGGATTCCTAGATAATATTTACGGAGGTAAGCCTAATGGAAAGTAAAGATAGAATCATAAGTGCTAAGAGTCAACTTATGCGAGGAAGGGTTGGCATGGCATCAATGTTATTAAAGCTAAAATTAGTTGAAGATAATGAGCGTTGTAAAACAATGGCTACAGATGGAATTAGTATTTACTGGAATGATGAATTTGTTAAAACTTTATCAAATGAAGAAATAAAAGCAGTATTGATTCACGAAACAGCACACGTTATTTGGGAACATCCATTAAGAAATGTTAAGCAAAAATGGAATCACGATATTTGGAACATAGCAACAGATTATGTTATCAATTATTGGATTCACTATGAGTTGCAAATGGAATTACCAAAAGACGGTTTATTGGATTACAAGTGGAAAAATTATTCCGCAGAACAAGTAGCGAGAGAACTAACTAATAATGATGATGCTTTGCAAGAAGCAATAGACGAAATGAAATCCAAATCAGATGAAAAATCTGATTCTGATTCTGATTCTGATGAAAACCTTAGTGACGATTCTAATTCTGATGAGGGCAATGAAGATAGTGAGAAATCATTACTTGATGAACTTAAAGATATGAATCCGTCAATGGGTGAGGTTTGGATGCCTACAGATGATGAAGGCAAAAGTCTATCTGATAATGCTATACAAGAGTTAAGGGAAGCTATACAAAGAACAATTAACTTGTCTGATAAGTTAGAGTCCTTTTCAAATAGTGGAAGTTCAGCTTTAGGTGGTGTTATGAATCAACTCAATGCAACTCCCATAGATTGGGTTGATGTTATGAGAGATTTCTTGACTACATCTTATAGTTCTAGTCCTAATTGGAATAGATTAAATAAACGTCATTCTTGGCGTGGAATTAATTTACCAAGTAAGAACAAAGAACCAAGAGGAGGTGAACTTATATTGTTTGTAGATACTTCTTGCTCTGTAACTCAAGCAGAATTGGATATATGTGCAACTAATATTTATGCGGTTTGTGATGATTGTGGAATTGATAAAGTTAGAGTTGCCTATTGTGATACTACTGTTCATAAAAATTATAATACTGGAGAATTTTACGATTCTTTTGAATTAGATAATGAAGAACTGGTACTCAAATATAGGGGTGGTGGCGGAACTAGATTCGAACCATGCTTTAACTTGTTTAATGAGCATACAGATGATACAGAAGATGTAATTGCTATTATTTATTTTACAGACGGATATTGTGATGTCGATGCAGATGTAGAACCTAATGTTCCTGTAATTTGGGCATTAAGTGGTAAGTCTGAAATTGTAGATTATTATAATTTACCGTTTGGAGAAAAGATATTAATAGATATGTCTGAACTATGAAACTAACTGATGAAGGGAAAGAAATAAGACTAGTAAATATTTCTTTCCCCGAATCTACCATAAGCTCGGAGGAGCTCAATTAAATATGAAATTTTTAAAAATGAAAAACGGAAAAAAAATTGAAAGTGAAAAGATTATGAACAGGGTTTATATTAGGTCAAGTCAACGTAATGATTACATTGATGCTTGGTTTTGCCTTGATTACATAATTTATAAAATGAGTGGTAAAGAGTGGCTACTGGTTTATAAAGAGGGTGATGCAGAAGAAATTTGCGGAGCGTTTGTAAATAGAAGAACCGCAGAAGATTTTGCTTGCGAGCATTTTCAATCAAATTGTCATATTGATGCAGATGTTATATCAAAAATACAAACTGACATAAAAGATATAAAAAATACAATGGGTTATCTTTTTGATTCATACAATGATACGACTGAAATAATTAATAAATTTAAAGATATTTTTAGATAATTATTAATTCTAAAACGATTTAAAGGTGGGGTATTTTAGGGTATGCAAGTACCTTAACCACCTTTAGATATTGCATTGTGCGAGGTCTGATGAAGTCGATTTTGCCAAAACTGTATAGAAAATGTGTATTTTCTACTGATGAGTGCCAAAAGGCATGAAACAGTTTATTAACTTATTCAATTACTTGGAGGTAATATTATGAATAAAAAATATGAATATGAAGTGACTGAGCAAACAGTTGATGTAAGAAACTTTAGTGTAGTTTCTGATAGAAAGCTGACTGAGGGTGAACTCAACGAAGCAATTTGTTTGCCTAGCATTACAAAAGAAGGGGACTGTGAATCAGATAATGGTATAACAGTTACTTATCTTTATACGGATTATGGAGATGATTCTCAATGTGATTTTAATGGTGACATCAAAGAGGAAGAAGGTGAAAATTAAAAATAAAATTTCTAATATTGAACACTTAACTTCACATTCTATAACAAGGGATGAAGTTATTAAATTGATATGGGATGTTAGTAATTCAGTTAAAGAAGAAGAATGGCATAAAGTTATAACAAAAGATGAGTATTACTCTTTTCTTAATGGAATTTCTTATGTTGTAAATTCTTTATCTGATAGATTCGATTTAGATAAATAAATTAAGGCGGATGCTACTTAGGTGGTGTTCGCTTTTTTTTTGTAAATAAATATTTACTAGTTTTTTGGTTGTGGATAAGTCTGTGGATAAGTGTTGCAATATGCAATCACATATACTAAGATAGTCCTATATATAATACTATTCATATTTATATAACCTCCATAACTTGATTTAAGTTAGAAGGGATAGTCGAAAGACTGTCCCTTTTTTTTTGTTGGTTTTTTGTACGATTATGCAAATGATATCAGAAGTTTAGACTGGTAAATATTTATTATGTAGAGATGCCAAAAGATTGCGTAAAATCATAATACAGCAGTAGGTTCGATTAGTTCAGTAATAACAATAGACTGGTAAATATTTAACTAACCTGCGTCAAAAAATACTACCTTCGTCCTGTGAGTTGATTCGTATTTCACTTTGATAGCATTATGCTTTATAATAATTAGATGTTTGCAGTAATAAGACACACATATAAACTAGATATTCCTGACCCTAGCAATGTTTACTCAAATAAATCAAGTGCTAAATGGATTCATCTTGTTTGGATATTTGAAACTGAAATAGATGCTATTTCTTTTGCTATATCTTTATTAGATGACCCATTGATAGTTGCCAACGAGTGGTTACTTAAATCTGCTGTTAAACAATTAGAAGAAGATAAATACTATCAAATTGGTAGGGAGTCTGTAGCTATAGCAGAAGTACAAGATAGTTTAGAAATAATTTACGAGGATAATAAAGATGAAAAATCTATTCATTAGATGTTCAGAAGAAACATACGATTTAGCACATGCTTTGGCTAAGAAAGAAAGTCGCTCTTTAAACAAACAAATCATTTATATGATTCATAGTTTGGCAGAAGAAAAAAATGTTGAGCCTAAAAAAGCTGAATCTGTTGAAGCAAATGTAGAAACTCCTACGAGTTGGGGTTTAACAGGGATTGCTGAAACAAAGAAACAGGGTTCTTCTGACTAATATACCAAAAGGTTAGTAGTGCATTAGAACAATGTTGCATTGCTAACTCTTTTCTCTTATCCAATTCCTTTGGGTTATCAACCATAATACGCCAAAACAATTTCTCCTTTCCATATCCACACTCCCTTACTAATTTGTTTTGAGCTTTAGTCAAAACTATGGACTTGGGTGGAGGCTGTAAAGAACTATGACTAGTAAATATTCTATCATCAAAACCAGAGCTGGTGGATTTTCCGAATGTTCCACTTTTGACAATCAGTTCTAAGTATTTATTACATACGTTATGTTGTTGTGCTGTGATTTTTTTGTCTAAGAAAGATTTGTCTATTATATGTTGGTCGCAAACTATCGCTCTGCCAACATTACTATTTCCAA